ATAATATAAAGTTGGGCAGTAATAACCCTATGTTTGGACGAAGCTGGACAGAAACACAGAAACAGAAATGCAGTACAAAAGGAAAAAAACTAAATTTGTCAGAAGAACAACGCAAAAAGTTAAGCGTAAATGCTTATAAACTGGGAAAGACAACCGGGCTAAAAGCAGTTGAGTGCATTGAAGATAGGCAAAGTTTTAAATCTGTGACAGCCGCAGCTGAAGCATATGGTGTTACAAAGGCAACACTTAATGGCCATTTAAAAGGAAGACAGAAAACATGTGCAGGAAAACATTTTAAATATATTGATGTAAGATGCAACGACTAACGAAAAGAATACTTAGTAGAGTACGACAGAGATAGGTACTGTCGGAAGCGGTGAGAACAGTGTTAACTGTTATGATATAGTCTAAACCCAAATTAAATACTGCGAAAGCAGGGGTATCAATTAGGAAATGTGCGCACTCTGGTACGGCAATACCGATGGCGCATTTTTCGATTATAATTCAATATCAAAAAACAGAAAGATAAAATATCCAATGTTACCAGACCACTTATCCTTGAAGCTTGGAAACTCTGTTCAAATCAGGATTCCACACAAATTGAATGGTGAAGTTAGAATACTTTCTGCCGATATTGCTCTTATGTCGAGCAAGAAAAATGATAATGACGCATCAGCTGTTTTCATTAATCAGTTGCTGCTCACCAAAGCTGGACGCTACACAAGTAATATAGTATTTGCCGATACTCAAGAAGGTCTTAGAACCGAGGAACAGGCTTTGGTATTACGTAAACTCTATGATGAGTATCAATGCGACTATATAGTGCTTGATACTAATGGTAAAGAAATCCTTTGCCCTGCTGCACAGTGATGTGCGGCTGAGTAGCGCGGAAGAAACGGGAAAGCTGAAATGCTAATCCGAGTGGAAGGTGTCTGGTAACACAGATATCACACGCAACGCATAGGTGCTGAAACTGCTACAGAATATAACGCACCCAAGAGTCCGCGCTGTCTGAGTATCTGTCAGACAAAAAGATATGCTGAACTTACAGAAAACAAACTGTAAGAGCTGTGAGATAAAAAGCTCACAGGGTAACATAGTTGTTAGGACTTGGAGTTTACGATGCCCTCTCTCGAGAAATGATAGATCCCGAAAGTGGTGAAATATACCCTGCTCTCTCATGCATTAATGATAAAGTGATGGCAGAGCGTTGTGCGGTTATTGGTGCTGAAAAGGTAATATGGTCGGTTAAAGCCGGCGCACAGTTCAATTCGGACTGTGCTTTTTTATTACGCGAAGGTTTCAGAAGCGGACGCATTCGTCTATTGGAAACCGAGTATGATGGAGAACGATCTGTGGCTGAACTTCGTGGTTACTCAACATTAACAAGCGAAGAAAAATCAGAACTCATCATGCCATATATTCACACCACGCTTCTTATCGACGAACTTACCAAACTTAAACATGAAGAAAGCGGTAACAGGGTTAAAATAATTGAACGTGCCGGAATGAGAAAAGACCGGTATTCGAGCTTATCTTATAATTATTATGTAGCATTACAAATTGAGAATAAGCTCATAAGAAAAAGCAATACACAAATAGGTAATCAAGAACTGTTTGTGGTTAAAGCACCAAAACAAAATGGAAAGGCGGTGAATAATATAGGTGGACGCAAAAAGTCAGTTGGATGGCGTGGTTAAAACCAGTACCAACTCGGATGTCAATACAAACCCCAATTCAGGGATATGGGACATTGGTATGTCGAAGAGGTTTGCACTTCTTAACAAATTGATTACTCGTGATCTGAACAATAACACAGGATCACCAACATTTTCTTTGTATTCCAAAGACGATATCCAAACGTATCTTACTGATCCAAGCAGATATGAAAAACAGCTGCGAAGTGCAGTTACTTACATATACGGAGCAAGTCCTCACTATCGCCGACTTATTCAGTATTTTGTTGGACTTACAGACTGGGCTTACATAGTTGAACCGTATCGTATAGATCCGAAGAAAACAAACCCCAAAACATTCAATAATAATTATCGTAAAGTATTAAATATACTGTCTTCGATAAATATTAAAACTCAGGGTCCGAGGATACTAACTGTATGTTTACGCGAAGATGTATTCTACTGTACACTTTGGGTAACATCTGACAATGTAACAATACAGCAGCTTCCAAGCGATTACTGTGCAATATCTTCTATTGAGGGCAATGTACTGAATGTTACATTTGACTTTTCGTATTTTGACTCTCATCAGACTTTGCTTGAGTATTATCCGCAGGAATTCAAAAGAAAGTATGAAATTTACCGTAGCAACAGAACTCAAAAGTGGATTGAACTTGATTCACCCACATCGTTCGCAATAAAGTGTAATACTGACATACTCGATTATGCGATTCCTCCATTTGCCGGCATACTCAGAGAAGTTTATGACATTGAAGATTACCGCCAGCTCAAAGTTACAAAAACTGCTCTTGAGAATTACGCTATGGTTGCAATGACACTTCCGATGAACGAAGATGGTGAATGGGGTATTGACCTTGATAAAGCAAAGGACTTCTGGCGAAACCTTGATTCGGTACTTCCCGATGAGATCGGTTCTGTTTTAACACCAATGCCGCTTAACAAGATCAGTTTTGAACGTACTCATACCGGTGACACAAACACAATTGCTGAGGCTGAGCAGAGTCTGTTCACCGCTGCCGGTGTTTCTTCCCTCTTATTCAATAACGAGAAAGCCTCTGCAAATGCACTTTTGCTTTCCATTAAGAACGACCAAACGATTACATATGGAATAGTCAAGAGTATCTGTGATGCTATAAATCGTTTCTTACAGGATCAGAGTTACGGGAAGAATTTTAAGATTAATATCTTAGATTGTTCTCCGTACAACAGAAAGGAACTTGGCGACGCTTATCTTAAAGCCGCATCTTATGGACTCCCCACAATATCCTTGTATGCAGCATCTCAGGGACTTGGACAAGCAGAGCTTGATAGCATGAGCTTCCTTGAAGTAGATGTACTTGGTTTGCAGGATATGTTTAAGCCTTTACGTAATTCATCTCAAATGAGTAATACCGGTGAAGACAGTCAAGGCGCTACCGATGAAGGTGGTGCTCCAATAAAAGACATGGACGAACTGACGGAGAGCGGCGAGCAAAATAGAGAGGATGCTTAGGATGAACGGTAAATTTATTTACGCCTGCGGAATAGAATCGCGGGATGAACTCCTCAAACGTGGATACCAGTTACTTAAAACCAATGAGGATAAGCAAGTTTATGTTTTTTTAAACTCCGCTGAAAATAATACATTAAACTTCGACCTTGAAGGATGTAAAGGAACATATGCAATATCGGATGTGCTGACTTTCTAAGCTGCACATTTGCCTCGTACTGAAAAAGTATGGGGCTGTTTTTATTATGAGGTGATTTGATGGAAAAAGTTATGACAATGACTTATTCATCATCTCTTACCGATCTGGTTGAATTAAAAAATTCTTCTTTTGCTCACGGCGTACTGCGTATTTGTTATCACGGAGATAACCGCAACAATTCTCATATATCCAAAGAAGTGCTCGAGAGGTGTATACCAACACTGTACAATTGTCCGATCGTATGTCACTACGACAGAGAAACCGATGAAATCGGTGGGCATGACTTTGAAATAATACGTGATAAAGATGGAACGCTTAGAATGGTAAATCTAACCGTTCCGGTTGGAGTTATACCGAGTACTGCAAGAACATGGTTCGATATGTACGAAGAGGATGATGGTACCATTCATGAGTATCTGTACACCGAAGCTCTGATATGGAAAAGACAAGAAGCTTACAGAAAAATAAAAGAAAATGGCAGCACCGATCACTCTATGGAAATAACAATCAAGAGCGGCGAAATGATTGACGGCGTTTATCACATCAATGATTTCGAATTTACCGCTTTTGCACTTATTGGAGTTGAACCTTGCTTTGAAGGTTCTGCTCTCGAATTATACTCGGCAGCTGATTTCAGATCGCAGATGAATGAGATGATGAAGGAATTTAAGGAAAGCTTTAATTTGGTCACTGCCTCAACAGAGGTTGACAATACAATCACAGAAAATTGTACGGAAGGAGGAATAAAGGTTTTGGAAGATAACACAACAATGAATATTGTGGCAGACATCAGCAACACTATTGCAAATACTGTAGATAATACTTTGATGCTCTCAATAGACGGAATCACTGGTACTGCTGAGATGGATATCGAAAACATGGCTGCTGATTTAGTTAGTGTAATTGCAGACACAGATGCTACCCCCGGTATTGATTCCGAAAATTATGCACTCACAGACAACATAGTCAGCGAAATCATCAGAGGAATCGAGGAGCCCAAGATAACACGCGAATGGGGAGAAGTATGCCGCTATTGGTATGTAGACTGCGATTTTGATGTTCATGAGGTTTACTGTTGGGATACAGCTGATTGGCTTCTGTACGGATTTACATATAGTCTCGATGGAGACAATGTAATAATCGATTTTGATTCAAAGAAACGCAAGAAATATGCGATCATTGACTTTGACGAAGGCGAGCAGAAGTCTCCGTTTGCCGAAGTATTCAATAAGCTTGAAGCGAAGTTTAATGAAGCATCTGCATTTGAATCCAAGTACAGTGAAGCTAATGAAACGATTAACTCTCTCAATACCGAGGTAGAACGTCTGCGCAAGTTTGAAGAAGAAACAAATGCTGGCATAGCAAAGGCGGCTCGTGATGAGCTGTTCCAGAAGTTCGAAGATCTCAACGGCGTTGAAGCGTTTGAACTTCTCCGTGAAAATTGCATGGAGTATGAGCTTGATGTGCTTGAGGAAAAGTGTTACGCAGTACGCGGAAAGATTAACACATCCGCAAAGTTCTCTGTCGAGAATAAGACTCCCAAATTAAAAGTCACACCGACTGAATCCACCAACGAACCGTATGGTGGTCTTTTTGTTAAATACGGTTATGAATCTAAGAATGAATAATTAGGAGGTTTTGATATGGCTACCAAATATGCTGTTGTCCGTACGGACAATCTTACTGGCACTGATGTACGCGCTATGCTTACTTCTGTAAAGTATATGGGCGCAGATGGTCAGACCCCGACCGAAATCGAGAACGGTTCTGTTCTTAAGGTCGGTACTCTCATGGAGGGTGAACGTGAAATTTATGTAGGCGAAGTTCCTGCTGCAAACGATGCACTTAAGGATATCGTTCTTGTTGCAACTCCCGAAGTAATGTACGACGAACGCAAGCGTAATCTTGATGAATACATCAATGAAGCTAATGTCGCTTGCCGTGGCTACCGTTTCCATAATGGTGATATTTTCTCTGTTACTAAGGAAGCTTTTGTCGGCGCAGAACCGGCAGTAGGCAATGTTGTTGAACTTGCTGCAGGCACCAAGATGAATGTAGCAGCTTCTGCAACTGCAGGCGCTACCACTATCGGTAAGATTATCGAAATTGAAGTGGCTGGCCGTTATACATATTATGCAGTTCTTGTCGGCGAAGTTGCCGCTCAGTAATTTTAAAGAAGGAGGAAACTATCATGGCTGAAATTAATGATATTGTAAAGCTTGCGATTGATACATACAACGGTAATGTTGAAAAGTATTCTGTCGCTCAGGGCAGTAATGCGCTCACCGAAGCCCTTGTTGAAGTAAACAATGGCAAGACCCATCTTGACTACAAGGATATCCGCGATGGCAAGTGTCAGGGTCTTTATGCGTTCCTCGAAGAAACTCTCAGCAGAACTGTTGTAGATGGTCTTCAGGGTGACGAATATTTTAATACTCTTTGCGATTTCCGTAATATTGCACAGGGTAACAAGAATCTCTTCCTCGTTGAAGATAATGATCTTTTCGTAGTAGCTGACATCGCTGAAGGTACTCAGGGCATTCGCCGTCAGAGACTCGGTGGAGTAAGCGAAGTTTCTATTCCGACTTCCCTCAAGGCTGTCAGAATTTACGAAGAAATGAATCGCGTTCTCTCCGGCCGCGTTGACTTTAATACCTTTATCAATAAGGTTTCTGAATCTTTCAAGCAGAAGCTCCTGAATGATGTTTACTCTCTTTGGAGTGCAGCAACTGCTGATCAGTTCGGTGGCAACACTTATTTCCCGACTGCAGGCGCATATTCCGAAGATGCACTTCTCGATCTTGTTGCTCATGTAGAAGCAGCTGCAGGCGGTAAGCCGGCAACTATTCTTGGTACCAAGAAGGCAGTCCGTCATCTTGCACCGTCTATCCAGGGCAGTGATTCTCAGAGTGATATTTATAACAACGGCTTCTATGGCAAGTTCTACGGTACTCCGGTTGTTGTAACTCCGCAGCGCCACAAGGTTGGCTCTACTGAATTCGTTCTTAACGATAACCTTATTACTGTAATTGCCGGCGACGACAGACCGATCAAAATCGTTTACGAAGGCGACCCGCTCGTAATTATGGGCGATCCGCTTGCAAACGCTGATCTTACCAACGAATACTTCTATGCTGAGCGTTACGGCGTAGGTCTTGTACTCGCAGGTGGTAATTCCGGCATTGGTCGTTACGAAATCGCGTAATTGAATGAAACTATCAAACGGGGCTCTTTATGAGTCCCGTTAATTGAATGAAAGGAAGAAAATATGGCAGCACAGAGAGCAAAGAGTACACCGGCGGTAAAAACTGCTGAAAGTATCGAACAGGCAACAGCTACACCCGAGATTGTACAGGAAACGAACGAGGTTAAGAAACCTCTTGTTGTAAAAGATATCGATCCCAATCAGTATGTCGTCGTGCGAAATGGATTCCACGGAAAGCTTATTTATAAGAGTCCGAGAACTGGTGAACAGTTCGTCTGGGATGAATTTGGCGGCGAGCAGGATATCGAACTTCATGAACTTCGTAATGCAAAGAACTCGGCCAAGACTTTCTTTGTTAATAACTGGTTTATGTTCGATGAAGACTGGGTGATTGATTATCTGGGAGTTCGAAATTTTTATAAGAATGCGGTCAGTATCGATCAGTTTGATGAAATATTCGAAAAGGATCCCAGTGAAATCAAAGAGATTGTAAGAAATATGTCGAATGGTCAGCGTAGTTCTCTTATTTACAGAGCCAAGGAATTGATCAGTAATGAAGTGATTGATTCGAGAAGAGTTGTTGCAGCACTCGAAGAATCTCTTGGCGTTGACTTGGTAGAAAAATAATAATGAGGTGACCTATGAGCGTCTCATATGATTTGTTTACCGACGCATTTTTGTCGAAGATAACCGAGTATGAATTCATACAGCTTGACGAGAAAGATGTTACATCATCTGTCGACGGTTATATGAAAAGAGCTCTGACACATTTTCGGAAGGTGTGTAAGTATGATTTCTTTACTACAGCCGACGATTATGTTCGTGAGTTCGATATTGATATTCCAAATGAAGATATTGACGAACTGGCTGAAATAGTTTCAGAAGGAATGGTTGTTCAGTGGCTTAAACAGTACGTCAATAAGCAGGAGATTCTTGAGAATGTACTTAATACGCGAGACTTCACTACATATTCTCCCGCTGAACTTCTGCTGCGTGTCGGGAACGCATATGCAGATGCAAGAAAAAACTTTACTCAGATGATTCGTGAGTACAGTTTTAATCATGGTGATCTGACGGATCTTCACTTATGAAAATAAAAACATCCACTGATCATTATATTGATTCTAAGCTTCTTTCTGACTATTTTTCTGCTCTCATAAATCAGTTTTTCAAGATTCTCCCGATAAGAGAGCAAGAGTCAGATTCTCTCAGCGTATACTTGCGCAGTCTTCAATTAGAACTTATCGGATGCCACAGTCTGATAACGGTATTAAATAATGATGCACTTTTTATAACACTGCTGTCAATTCTTCAGTACTTTATTGATAATCCGGACAGTCCGGTAAAAGAAGTAAAGCGTGAAGTGTTCCATGCGATATCTATATGCAATAAGCTTAAAGAACGATATAGCGAAGGCGGTGATACTGCATGAGTGCATTGGACGAATACAGAAGACGAATAGAATCTCGCGGACGTACAAAACGTGAAGCTTCACTCATAAGAGAAAAGCGTATGCTTAATTTACGTGTCCCTGAGAATTTATCATATCATACGGTTACCATTGACGATGTTTCTCAGGATGTAGCAATTGTCAACTCAGACAATTTGAATGAGAAGTATATCTATTCTCTGCCCGATCAAGAACTTGTTCTCGGCGGGCTTGTTTTCTGGAAAGATAATTATTGGCTGATAAATGAATGCGATGCAAACGATACAGTTTATACTCGCGGAAAGCTTCTTCAGTGTAATCATCTTTTAAAATGGATAGATAAACAAGGTGAGATACATGAACAGTGGTGCGCAGTTGAAGACGGCACCAAGTATCTGACAGGCGAGTATGAGGATCGACTTTATATTGCTGCACGCGGTGACACTCGTATTGCAATAACTATTGCAAGGAATGAATTTACTGCAAAGTTGGCACGTGAACAACGCTTCCTTATTGACGATCCACAATCAAATCTTAAACTTGCATATCTTCTCTCCAAACCGCTTAAGGTACCGCTTGTGTATAACGGCAGAGGTGTGTTCAAATTTGTTCTCCAAGAAGTTGTAACGACAGATGATGATAATCAAGAGCTTGGAATCGCAGATTATTACAAGTATTTCCCGAAAGATCCCGGTTTGAGCAATGATACCCCAAGCGATGATACAGGAAAGAGGGTGTGGTTGTAAATGCAGCTGCAAGAATTCTTTGATTATAAGAACAGATTGATGGAAGACTTACTTACGAATGAAACCATTGTTAAGTTGCTTAACGATGATCTACCATTCGAAGATGCTTCAGCGCTCATGTATAAACAAGTATTTCCATATGAATACATCCCGGAGACAGTGCAGGAAGGACATACTTTTATCTGTTGTGATGTAGATATCGAAAGTACATACAACAAAACATTCTTAAAGCCAATTATCTACATATGGGTATTTTCACATAAAAGCAAGCTGCATTTGCCCGAGGGTGGTGTACGGACAGACAAGCTTTGTGCGGAAATAGCAAATGAAATTAACGGTAGTCGATGGTATGGTCTGGGAGAGCTCGACTTGAGTTCAACACGACGTTTTGCTCCTATGACAGATTATCAAGGCAAGATGATGTCGTTTGTGGCAAACGATTTCAATCGTCAGTACGATCCAGTTAAGTCGACACCTATAAATCGAAAGAAAAGCTGATGGCGATTTTAAACTTGCTGTACAGTGATCGATATCAGATAAACGATAAGATTGCTGCAGTTATTCCGTCAGTCGGGCAGATATTGAATGATGAAGATAATTATTATCGTCTTCTGTCCATTATGACGGCTATGCCGATCGACATGATGGTACCGCTTGATGAAGCAGGAATTGACTTTACAGCAATCAATGATTACGAGTTATTTTTACTGATGTTCCCAAATTTAAAAAAGGCTGATACCAGCTTGTTCTTCGGTGATTTGGATTTTTCAAAACTCGTCATCGATAGGAGCGAGCAAAACGGAAAGTTCATTTTGAAGGACAAAGTGAATGATATCGTGATAGATCGAGCGATCCATGGTCGCATAGCAGCATTCTTGAGAAAAATACACCACTTGGAGCAGAATCGCAGGAAGCCGGCAAACATTCAGGCTAAAGATTATATGCTTCAGCGAGCAAAGGAAAAAGCTAAACGTCGTCAAAAGCGCGTCGAAGATTCCCAGCTCGAACAACTCATAATCGCAATGGTCAACACTGAACAATATAAATATGATTTTGAGAGGACAAGAGAACTTTCCATTTATCAGTTTAACGAGAGTGTTCGACAGGTAATAAAGAAGGTCGATTATGATAACAGAATGTACGGCATTTATGCCGGAACAATAAGTGCAAAAGATTTGAGTTCAGACGATTTGAATTGGCTGACTCATAAATAATAATAGGAGGAAAAGTTTTATGAATATCAATGATATTACAATAACCAGTCTTGAAACTATAACTGCGTTTGACATCGTTACCGGTGCATACAAGTTTACTCTTGATGAACTTCAGAGTGCTACTATTGCACAGGGTCAGGATTCTACTGAAATTACCGGTAAGGGCGGCAGAAAGCTCAGTACTCTTAAGCGTAACAAGACTGTAACCATCAGTGGTACCAATGGTCTTCTCTCTGCGGGTCTTCTTGAAATGCAGACCGGTGGTAAGTTTGAAAACAAGGCCACCGAAGTACTTTGGACTGATTATCTCACCGTTTCCGGTGGTAAGGCAGCAACCAACTATAAGGCTATCGGTACTGCAGGTGCAGAAATCGAAGGTCTCTTCCTGAAGAATGACAACGGTACACTTGGTAATGAACTTGAACAGAATTCTGCAGTAGAAGCTGGCAAGTATACATACGATCCGGCGTCTAAGTCCCTTGAATTCCACACTGATGTTGCTGATGGTACTGAAATTGTAGTTTACTACAAGCGCAAGATCACCGCTGACGTTCTTGAAAACGAAAGCGACGTATACTCCGAAAAGTGCACCCTTTATATCGATGCTCTTGCAGAAGATAAGTGTGCTAACGTATACCGCGTTCAGTTCTATATTCCGAAGGCAGACTTCTCCGGTGAATTCTCCATTGAAATGGGCGAAGATCAGTCTGTTCATGAATTTGAAGCAGAAGCACTCGCAGGTGCTTGCGGTGCCGGCGGTCATCTTTGGACTTACACCATTTTCGGCGCAGAAGCTGAAGATGTTGCGTAATCTGAGTTATGGCTACTGCTACTAAAAAGTGTCGTGTGTGTGGCAGCGAATATGAAGCTTGCCACACGCTTCGACGTGTAGAAGGCATCTTCCGTTGGCAGGATGTAGCTTGTTGCCCTGAACACGGTGCGATATACCTTGCTCGCATTGAAGCATCCAGAGCAAAGGAGCCTGTAAAGAAGAGTGCCCGTATACTTAAACCTATTCAGGAACACATAGAACTTCCTGCTGTTGTCAAAAACGAGCAGGAATCCGAAAAAGAACTTGAAACCAATAAAACTGAAGAATAATTACGATAAACGGCTGCTGTAAAGTGGCCGTTTACATCTTTTAAAAGGAGAAGGATGTGTGAAAACTGAATCATTGACTTTATCTTTTGATAATGACACACTTACAGAATATGAGAAGTATTATTTTTCAATACATACTAAGGCAAAGAAAAAGCCGATAGCACAGCCGTATCACGAATCCATGAATGTATGGATGATTATGAGACGACCGATGATGAACGCATTAAAACAAAAATGGAAAGACTTCATGGTTTGGTTTATTGAGAACCAAGGTTATACTAACCTACGCATAAACAAGTGCGAAATGACATTTGATGTGTATTATCCAAACACCCGAAAACATGACTGCGACAACTGCACACCAAAGTTTATAATTGACGGATTGTGTGAAAGCGGTTTCATTGTCGATGATGACAGCGACCATGTCCAATCATTAACGCTACGGTGTCATACGGATCGAGACAGACCGCGAACAGAAATAAATGTGAATATCATAGAATATTATGATGAATCAAAGGAGGAAATACCCAATGGCAAAGAAGGAAAGAATAAGCATAAACGCATTCGAAAGAGTGATGAAGGAGAGTAACAACAATGTCATCACCTTCGATTGGCATGGTATCAATGTAACAGTAACTAAGGTACTTCCCTTCAAGGAAGTTGTCGGCTTCGTACACAGTGTCGCAAACAGTTGTTTCACAGACAATAATGTTTACATACCGGAGTCTCTCAGTTTTGCAATCAAGACAAGCGTACTTGAACGATACGCAAACTTTACCATGCCCGCTGATGTAAACTTACAATATGACCTGATTTACAGAACAGATGCGTTCGATGAAGTTGTAAGTCGTATCGATAACATCCAGCTTATGGAGATACAGGAAGCGATTAACGCAACGGTTAACAATAGAATAAAAGCAAATGCCGAAGTCATCAACAAGCAGATGAACGAACTGTATGCTGCTTTCGACAATATCCAGAAACAGCTCACCGATATTTTTTCCGGGATAGGAAGTGACGATCTTAAGAATCTCGTCGGAGCAATGAGTAATGGGAAGCTTGATGAAGAAAAGCTTATGACAGCCTATATCAACACAGTAAAGAAAACTTCCGAGAGTGAATAACAATGGGACACAAACTAAGATTAAGATCCTTGAAGAAGAAAGTCTTCGATTATGCTAAATCAGAAGATGGAAAAAACAAGATGGCCGACCGCATTAATGATTATATTGATGGTGGAACTCATGAAACCGCTGCCAGATCAAGCATAGTCACAAAATCGGATATGGAGAAAGTCGCTCAGTTAATGATTGCCACTTTAAAGAAACACTCTGATGGCTTACCGGAAAGTGTGAAAGCTCACTTTAACTCGTTGAAAGCTTCATCACCAAAAAAACTTCCGAAAAACGGCGGATATTCAGTCGGTGTATACTTCGATGATGATCTGAGTAGACCATCTCTTTTGATTATTCATGGAAAAAACAAAGGAAAACGGACAGGAGAAGGAGTCTTTAATATTGTCGCTTTGTTTGATGAGGGGTATAGCGCTCATAAAAGAGTATTCGGTGTATGGGAACGCGAAAATGATGAAGTTTACACCGGAAGCCGTATAAATCGCGAAGGATTAAGTTTCATGCAGAAAGCTGTAACTGAGTTTAACAGCGATTATGGTAAACAATATAATGTTTATGCACAAATAAATCCGGAGTTCTATGGAATTTCGGATGAAAACGATGAACAAACATAATAGTTAGGGTTGGCTGATTCGCCAATCCTTATTTTTATATAGGATGGTGAATAAATGGCAGCCAGAAGAAGATCAGATAATGCTGATATACAGTTACTGTTCGGCGTTGCCGGCGGCGGCAGCATCAGTGGTGCCAGTGGCAAAAAAATAAGCAGCGAAATAGCCGATATAGTAAAAAATCTTAACGATGGTAAACCGTATGAAATAAAATTTCAGGCAGACCAAACATCACTTGATACCCTGAGAAAGCAAGTAGACGAAATACTTAGTGCCGTTGGTGGTGTCAAGTCTGTAAACGTCGAAATGTCCGATATGACAGTTCTTTCAGAGTCTGTTAAAAACATCTCTGAAGTTATAGGCGGCAGTCTGACCGAAAATCTAACACGGATAAAAGATATACTCGAAGAGATCGTAAAGATAATTCCACAGGACGGTTCTGCATTAGCTGAAATGAGTAAAACCGGTTCAGCTGAATTAAAGAAGGTCATTGAAGATTTTCAAGAAATCAAAAGATTGATTTCTGATATTAATGGAAAGAACTTTAATGTAAAGAATGTGTTCCAGTATAAGGGAGGCAGCGGTAACGACGCTGGCCTTCTTGAACTGTATCGCGAAAAAGCGGTAGAAACATTAAAGTATCTTGAAGCTCTTCACTACGAACTTGGCAGGCTTGAACAGAACGATTATCAAAAAGTCAGTACTTCTATCATACGATCCGGAGAGTTTCGTAATCTTTGGGATTTAAGTGAAAAACGCAATAAAATTAATCATGCTAAAGAGATTAATGATGCTAAGACAATAAACTCGCTTAAATCAATTATTTCTGAAATTGATCAGTATGCAAAGATATATGAAAAAGTTCTTAATGTCACCAAGAATACCGGTCTCGATGTACAATTTCCAAGTACAGATGGTATTGATAGTGCAACTGCAAGGATTCATGAATTTGACAAAAACGTAAAAGAAGTCCGAGATGCCTTTTTGGATGCAGCAAATGCAGCAAAAACGATGGCTGAAAGTCAGACTGTTCCTGAAACAGATATTGATGATACCACTGAGGCTCAGACAACCAGAATCAGAGAAATGTGCTCTGAGGTTGGAAAGATGTATGATGCTCTCAGAGCAAAGCTTGAATATACATTTGATTTTTCTAACCTTTCATTTGATATTACCAATATTAAAAACATTATAGAACAGATTCAGTCCGAGTTTGACAATCTCGATCTGACAGTGAATGTAAAACCTGGTAAAGTCGAAAAGGTGAAATCAAAGGATAAACCGGCAAAGTCAGAAGAGGTTTCTGTTACAGAGATCAAGGTTGATACACCTAAAGTTGAACCTGACAGCGCTGCAGAAACGGTTCAAATACCGGAACCGGAGATCGATCCTGAATATGCAGACGAGTTGGGCGAGGCAGTATCTAAAGCAGAGCTGCTGAAAGATGCGGTAACGGATTTAGTTAATGTATCTAATTCTGTAAACAAAGGTCTTGTCGACGAACTTACAAGCGATTTAACAAAACGAGGACTTGACCCTAACGATGTAGATACTATAGCACAAAGTTTCTCCGATTTGCCCGGTAAAATAGACAAAGCAAAGGCCAAGTGGCTTGAGTTTGAAGAAGAGGGCAAGGAAGCTATTTCGGCAACCGTCAGAACTGTTGGTGAAGCAGGCGAAATCTACTCAAAAACAATCGGGTTCATCAGAGGTGACGAAGATTCTCTGATGCTGTCTAAGAGCGGTGCTGTCGAAATTGATTATTCTGCTATTGAAAAGCGAATTAAAGCGGAAGAAGCGGCAGCATGGCAATATCATGATGATCAGCAACAAGCACTTTTTGAAATTGATAGAGCATGGCGCGAGCATGGTCAGACGATATTAGACATTGAAGGTCAGATAGAGTCTAAAACTCGTGATGAAATAAATGCATATAACGATTCTGCGGAAACAGCTGAAGAAGCTGCACTTAAGAAAGCTGTAGCTTCAACAAAACGTCTTAAAGCCGAAAGAGCTGCCGAAGAAAATCGAATTCAAGCAGAACAAGAGGCTGCTTGGGCAGAACGCGATGCTCAGCAGGCAATTGCCGATAGCATAGATTCTGATATCAACAGAGGCTGGGCTGAGCACAGAAAAGCTATTGAAGACACCGAGGCACAGATTGAGTCATCTACTACTGCTGAGATCGATGCATATAACAAATCGGCGGATGCTGCTGAAGATGCTGCTTTGAAGAAAGCTACTGCATCGGTTAATGCAGAGAAAAAGCGAATTCAGGCAGAGGAAGCGGCTGCTTGGGAAGCTCATCGCAAAGAGCAAGAACGTGCTGAATCAGTAGCTTCTGATATTGCAAGAGGTTATGCGGAGGCAGAAGCTGCTCAAGAAAAGGTACTTGAAGAAGAAATAGCTTCTTATAATAAGTTGGCAGATGCCGCAGAGGATGCTGCGATCAAAAAGGCTGCTGCTGCAAAGAAAGCATTGGAAGCTGAACGAGAATCTATTAGCAAAGACTTTGATGGTGTCAGAAAAAAGATAACCGAATATTCGGATCTCCACGCTGATGAAGATAGCTTTGACTCCGATCGTGTTGACACATATCTTAAAAGACTTGATGAACTCAATGATGGATTCAAAGAATATAAGATATCTGCTGCAGATTTCAGAGAGAGATTATCTGATCTGAATAAAGAATTCGAAAATTATAAAGACTCTGAGAAGAACACTCTCCAAGCTAAAACGCTTTACGATAAAATAGATAGAAGTCTTGCGGGTTCAAATATCGAAGGTCTTGACGATGACAGTATTGTCGAACTCACAAAGATCAAGAGCGAAACCGACGCTCTTGTAAAGTCTATTGAAAATGCATCCATATCAAACGAAGAGTTTGCTAATACATATGACATACTCAGAAAGAAAGCAGCTCTTTATATACCGGAAGTAAAAGAAGCGCTTGAACAAGAGCGCCTCGGACAACTTTATTCCGGAATAGAAAATAATATTTCAGAATTTAAGGGTTCTGAATATTTCAGCACAGAATATGATACCGATTCTGTCAGAGATTTTGAAGCTCGTTTACACAAACTCAAAGAACAGTTTGATAACAATTCTGTATCTGCAAATGAGTATAAACAAAGCTTAAACAGACTCAATGCAGAATTCAAAAAATTCAGTGCTCCAAAAACAACACTCTTTACCGAAGGCACAGCAGAATACGGCAGAGCTTTACAGCAGGTCGAGAGATTACTTCAAACAGCCAAGAATGCTGAAAGTAAGTTTTCTGCAGCTAAGAGTGGTATATCGAGCAGCTCCTACAAGGAGATAACCGGATATATTCAAACTCTTGAGGTACTTCGCGGTAAGCTTGAGGCCGGCAAGTTAACACAGGATGAGTTCAATCGTGTAATGTCGATGGTCCGTCCAGGCGTTACTGCGGCATCAAACGCTATAAAGAATGCCGGTGAAGCAACACAGACATTCTATCAGCGTGTAACCAAAATAGTCAGCAAGTTTGGCGAATGGTTTGGCGTTGCAAGAGCATTTTCTGCTTTCGAACAAATGATCTATAAGATCGTTGATTCGGTAGTTGAGCTTGATACAGCAATGACCGAGCTGAAAAAAGTCACCGACGAAACAGATGCTACGTATGAGAAGTTCTTGGTCAATGCATCTGCTCGTGCTAAGTCACTGGG